CAGATCGAGACCTGCTTCATTTTCAAAGTACGTTTGTTCCTCTCTTGTGAGAGGGTTTTTCAGTCTTCCTGAGTTACGATCAATCGGAACCTGTATTCCAAGAACCGTGTGGTCGTACATGAAGGAACCTGAGTGTCCATCGGGAAGCCACTGTCCTGCTCGGACAATGGGCTTCACGTGAACTTTAGCATTTGGTAATGTAAAAGGTTGCTTTACCTCTTCTGCTGCTTTCGCAGTTTCTTTTGGAGCTTCAGCAGTCTTCTCATTACCTGCTTCAACAACTACTTCTTCTTCTTTATTTTTCTTAGCCATTTTCTTCTTTTTTAGTTATTAAAGTAATATTGGTTTGTATGTTGCAGTCCTAGTTGGATCGTAAACGATACTTCCACCTGTATAAGCTCTGTGCTCAGTCCAAGCATCTTTAGGATTACTCATAATTCTCTGAGTCTGTCCGATTGTGAAAGGATCACGAAGACCAGCTTCATAACCTCTAATATCACCGAACTTCGCAAGAGCTACTTTTTGAACGTTTGGTCTACCATCGCTAGTACCCATGTTCATAATGTCATACACGTATGACTCAGCAAGTCCTTGCTTACCAGTATAGAAAATCTTGTTCCTTGCGAAATCATCTTTCAGAGCATCGTGAACGATGTTAACTTTGATTCCGTTTGGTCCAATGTACTCTAAGAACTGACCTCTGAATCCCATAGCGTTACCAGCACCAGAATAAATTCTGTGGTTGTCACGTGCAGGAGTATAAAGGGCTGTATAGCTCTCAAGAGCCTCATGGAATTGATACATTCCCCACTCACCAGTAAGAACGGTTACTTCACGCTGTCCCATTACAACCTTACCAACGGTCAGGTCAAGAAGCATTTCAGTAAATTTCTTAATGTCGAAAGAGTTATATGTATTGTAGTTGGCAGCTTCCATTTGCTGCTTAATACCAGCACCCATCTGGATGACACGACCTGATTTACCTTTTTGCATGTACTTACCATCAGTAGTCTTGTTAGACGTAGCATATACTAGCATGTGGTTAATCTCGTCTTGATATTGCATCTCTAGCTCGTATGAACGATAGTCCATCCAAGTAGTCATTAGTTTCTTCGTAGCTGGATCAACCCAAGAGAATTTAACAGGTCTTTCGATCATGTTACCCGGAATTGTATCTTCCATACGAATCATAGTCATGGCGTTCATCATTTTATACGGGAACGTATAGTGAACTCCACCACCTTTAACAGAAAGTTCTTTCTCAACAGGTGAGAAGTCCTTACTGAAACGTTTTCCAGCAGTCAGTTCATCATAAGGGACGAACAGTGCAGGGTCTCCTGTAAGAAGACGTACTCTGTATCTCCAAAGTCCACCTATACTTTTCGGGTCTTCAAGAACCTGAATAGGATAAACTTCATTACGCTCACCTACAATAACGTTAACGTCAGTGAAATAAGCCTCATGGAAATATAGATAGAACTCAGCAAAGTTAAGACCAGCTTTGCTTGCAGCCGTTACTGTAGTACCAAGGGTAACTTCAGCTTTTGCAAGAGGGATGTTTTTCTTACCATTAGTGGTAATGTCCCATGTAAAGTCATCATCAGTCTCAAAAGTCTTAGTTGGAAACTGGTTTAGATAAGCATTTACTGTTGCACCAAGATTCGCTTGATGAATCATAGTTGCAACTTTAGACGCTTGTTGAGGTTCGATACCGAATCTGTAACCTAAGTGTGCCTTAGTTACTAGACCAGTTAAATCCTCTGATTCATAAAGTTGAAATGGTGAAATCTTCATTTTTACCGTTTTTAAAAGGGTTTATATATTTATTTATTTATTACTGTGTTATTTACCGATTCTGCCAAAAGCTGCTCCGAACTCGTCATCTTCATCTGCTTTCGTTTGAAGTACTTTAGTTGTTCCTGTAACTTCTTTTTCCGTCGATTCAAAGATGCCTCTCATTTTATCTACTGTTTCGTTTTTTACATTTTTCGAAATCTTGCTAAAATCAGGTTTCATCTGTCCGTTCTCGTCGATGTTAAACAATCCAAGCTGGTGATAATAATGTATCATCATATCAAACGCTTGAGGATTCTTGCTCTTTGTTACCATTACAGGATTCATTGGTTTCCCATTTTCATCGTTTGCAACTGGCTCTGTCATAGACTTCATCAATTTATCACGAGTAGGCTTGGTTAGCTTAATACCCGGAACAATCTCAGGAGTCTGATCTACATATTGCTTCATCCTTGCAACACCCTGTCGAATCTTATCTTGACGAGATTTGTCATCAGCAGTAGCAGCTTCTTCCATATCCGTCATGTTGCTTTTGAACTTCTTAGGTAGAAGAGGAAGAAGTGTTTCAGCTTTAGTTTTTAATTTCTCTAACGCTTTAAGATTCTCAATCTCTTCTGTGATTTCATCTTTAGTGAAACCTCTAAGTTCCAAGCCTTTGCTAACAACATCTATTTGGAGCTTTTCGTCTTCTTCTAAGTCTTCAACCTTAATAGCTGAGTACTTATCGAATCCGTGTTTGGCTATCCCGTATTTGTCTACAGGAACACCTTTTTCTTTAGCTTCATAGAGTGCTCGGTCTTGATCAGTTAGCGATTCTTTATAGTTGTTGACACCGTCGATAATCCTCTGTTGTACTGAAATATCAGAGAGTTCTCTAAGGGCAGCAGCCTCATTTCCTTCATTCCTATCTACTAATACCTTCCAATCGTCATCGTTAAAATCAAGAAAGACCCCCTCGTCGGCTCTGTCTCTTGCGAAGGCTAAGTATTGCGAAGAAGAAGGAGAAGAGTCGCCTGATCCGTCACCGGACGAGGAGGCTTTTTCTTGTTCTTTTTCCTTATCAGTTTTTTCAATATTGTCGTCATCCTCTTTCTTTTTTTCTTGAGCTGCGATGGTAGCTTGGAGAGCTTCGTCAATTTCAATTGTACCGTCATCGTGTTGTTGAAACGCTGAGGGAGTCTCTTTTTCTTTACCAGACTCTTTTTCCTTCTCAGTGTCTTCAACGACAGGAGGGACAACCGTTGTTGCCGCTTCTGTTGTTTCCGGAATGTCGATTAAACCCTCTCCAAGGTTCATATCGAACAATTCATCCTTCTTTTCAATAGCCATGTTCTCTTCTTTTTTTATAAAGTTAATATTACTTATAATCTAATACTAATTATTAGATGTCAGTTTATGTTTGGTATAGCCATTACTGCTTCTTTGGAGCAGGTTTTTGACTAGCTTTCTTTCGATCAGTCACTTCAGTCACCCTGTTATGACGTATCGTTTCTTTTAAATCCTTGTTCTTCAACTTGTAATCTTCCTCAACTTTTTTCTGATCCAGTTTCAGTTTCTCAATAGCAAGAAGTCGCTCTGTTGAAGTATCTCCAACTTGTCCTCCCTCTTCCTTAATCTCAGCAACAGCAATCTTAGTCTCAGAATCAAGAACTTTCTCCTTGAATCTCTGTGCTCTATCTTCCTGCTTATCTTGCAGAGCAAGTTGAGCTTGTTCTCTCTGAGCTTCAGCAGCTTGTTGAGCTTGTTCAGCTTGAGCCTTTTCAGCATCAGATTCATACTTCTCAATCTTACGTCTCATAGAACTCATAGATTCAGATAGATAGATGTCCATCAGACCACTAAAGTTGATCTTATCGTTCTGTAGACCAGCCTGAGCAAGTTGCTTCATAGCGTTAACTAGTTCAGCATCGTTCGTTGAATTACTAATCATGATACCGTAGTCAGCGTCATTGAACTGCTGACCGTCGATCTCTGTGATAATCGAACCCATTTCGTCTGAAATATATTGCAGCTTCTCATGGTTCTTATTTCTCCATGCATACTTTGCAGTCTCTAACAGAACTCCAAGAACACGCATCTTAGTATTGTCATGCATCATAAACCACTTCTCTGTAATATGAGAAGATTGAGTTACAGCACGTTCAATACCTCCAACGGTTTCACGATTCTCTACCTGTCCCTGACGTTGCTGGTTCACACCAGCGATCTCACCAAGTTCACGCTTGATAAAGTCCAGCATCATTACGTGCTGTTGAATATAGCTACCCATCTCAAGATCAAGTACTTTCGAGTTCTGGTTCATCTGACCAGCAAGTTTTCCTGTAGCGGAACCTTTGTTACTCTCCTTGAACGGGTCTTCTACAGCCCATCCCATGATCTCAGCATAGTACATCCATTTATCCATCTCCCACCCTTCCGGAATACGAGATACGTCCATCACAGAAATCTTACCCTTACTCTTAGCGAAGGCAAGTTCTGTTCTGTACATAAATACATTATATAGGTATTGATAAGGCTTCATTCTGTCCATGAGAGAACGAGCCTGTGAGGTATTAGTATTGTAAATGGTTCCTACATAACCTGATCCTCCTATGGACTTGTTACCCATACTACGGAACTGAACAGGTCTTGGACCCCACTTAACATAAATATCTTCTGCAATACGAGTACCTTCCCACCATTCATTAATCCAAAACCAGTCGATCTTCTCTCCTAGTTCGTCTTTGGGTTTGTAATACTCGTCTACTAGTTCTTTGCGGAGTTCACCTTCTTCATCATACCAACTCTTCTCTCCTACTTTCCTCATGCTCACCCATACAACCTTCACAACACGTACTTCACCATTATCATTATAGGCAGAAACATTATGAGTAGTAAAATCATCTGTATCGAATATAGCAAATTTCCAATCTGTTCCATAATCTCCATTTAGATCACCAACAGTACCAACAGGATTTGTTGGAGGGGTGTGAACATCAGGATAATAAATCATATCAGTATCTTTCTGTCCACCAGAGATATAACCTTTTTCAATAGCATCTATTTGTGCTGGTTTCAAATGGTCATAATAATTATCAATAACCCATCTAATAGGTTGATATGTATCTTCTATTATAATATCTGCATCCTCAACCTTGTAACTCGCACCAGTACGAATCACCGTGAGAGAAAGAGGGTCTACCTTCCTTACAACAGGCTCTCCTCCTACTATATCCACGTGATAAAC